AACGGATCGCGAACCATGGGCATTAGATGGCTTCTCTTTCTTTTAGCCATTCCTGCACGACTTCCTCACCCACAATATAGGCGTACATATTAACCACTTTTTCAGAGTCTCCAAGATCTGTGTTGACTCCCCCGAAGTGCATCTCCTCATATTCTTGTATTGTTGTGAGGACATCAAAAGCATTTGAAGCACTACCTACCCATTTCTCGGCTTGATAATAACCAATGATGTAATAATCCTCATTGAAGGCGTAATGGTGGATATCGTCAATATGTTCTTCTATCCAAGCTTCGTCCCGATCTTCTAGGAAATCATCAAAGTGTTGTTTGATTTCGTCCTTCTTGTAATATTCTTGTTTCATTTTTTCTCCTTGTTTCAATAAAATTAACTTACATCTACATTATACATAAATATGGGATACATTTTATACATAATTGATGGTAAAAGAACCCCACGCAGTGGGAAGGCGGAACGCCCGTTCTTTTACCATCAATCAAACACCCCCCCTCATAAATGAAACGAGGCCCGAGGGCCCCGATCCGTGGACAAACATGTCGTTTATCGGGGTAAACATGTCAGCCCTTCCGCCTTCCCATTATCGGGATTCCATTTTATAAGACTTCTCCAAGTGTCGCTGTCCCCTATCATATTCTTGCGAAGAACCGTTCCAAGGTTTTCTGTGTTCGCAGTATCTAAGAAGACCGCAAACCTTGGCCCAAAAACTGTTTCGCCGTCTTGCGTTTTTGCCTTGTTCCAGAACTTGTTAATCTTTTCCCAGTAGTAGCTATCTGGGGGCATGTCTTCTTTTCCATAGATGTTGCAGAATTGCTCATGTGTTCCGCTATCTCTTAGGATTTCGTATTGTTGACATATTTGGCCTAACATCTGATCGGCTCGTCTTTTAGCCGTTTCAGGTGAATCCCCTTGCGTGACTAAGTGAGCAACCAGTATGTTAATTGGGTTTGGTAGTTGTTTCATAATCTTACTCCTATTAATTGATTACCTATTAAGTATATCATTATTTATGGGACAGTGGTACAATATATGTGTTAAACAAATTTAGGAGTTAAACAAAATGAATCAATTAGAACTAAACCTAGAACCAACACCCAAGCAACACTGTTGTATTTGTGACCAACCTTTAGCAGTCATGGCCTTTAACAAAGACTGGATACACGGGAACAATCCGGACACAAGCGACACACACTATCCCGAAGGATCTAAGTGTTGTGATCTGTGCAATCAAGAAGTCTTGACCGAGAGATTGAGAATATATCTCGAGGAACAAGAGTCCATTGCCCAACTTAAGAAGGACGTGGGGTGGGACTGATGATTAAATCTTTACTCAGAACAATTTTAGAACAGTCCAAGAAGGACAAAATCAAGTTTAGGTACAACATGCAGAAGGTCGAGGATTATGGAGACGCCCCTGAAAAAAGAGACTGGGGATATGACATCGATCAAGTCATTGAAGATTTACAGACATGGGACTTACCTTCTCACGAGTTGATCGTGTTTGAGAACGGGGACTGGATTTCATGGGAAACGTGGAACTTTGGAGAAGAGTGTTTGGTTGATCTGTCCCTCGGACTCTACGACAGAACAAAAGACCTAAGAAAGAAATGGGAAGATGATTTCTACGCTTTAGGGAAGGGGTTGATATGATTGATACTGTATTTATAATTGTTATTGCAATCGCGTTCGTGATTGCAATTCTCGGCATACTGGCCACAATCCGATAATCCACTAATAGAATGAACGCACGATCGTGCGTTCATTCTACTCACCAACAACAATACACAATGATATGGGGATCCTATTGACTGGTCGGGAACGGCCTTGATGGCTGAAAGTACGGTCGCGGTTGGCTTCGTTTCGGTCGTACTTTCAGCCATCAAGGGGAAAGATCGAGACATAAATTCTCTGGTGAAAAAATTTGGCACTTTTTTGTTAGGAGTCCCTACTCAGAAAAATTTTATATTTTTTTCTAGGAGTCCCTGGTCCCCGGAAAAATTTGTGTATACTAAAAAATATGGGAAAAACAAAAACCTGCATTACTTGTAAACGAGAGCTACAAAAAGATGACTACACTAAAAAACGCAATGTCTGCCGACGCTGTACTTCCCTACAAAGAAACCAAGCCCGCAACAGTTCCCCTGAATCCTATGTCGCTGTGGTTTATTCCAAACTCAAAGCTGCACGGAAAGACATGGAGTGGGACATTGATTTGGACCACGTTAAGTGTCTTTGGCACAAACAGGAGGGACGCTGTGCGCTATCCGGGGTGTTTATGACGTGGCACGGGGGCGAAGGACGACAGGACCTTAATATCAGTATTGACAGGAAAAATTCGGACAAAGGGTATATAATAGGAAACGTCCAATTAGTGACACAACGAATAAACACAATGAAGCACACCTTGGGAGAAAGTGAGTTCTACTGGTGGTGCAAAAACGTAGTACACAACAAAGAAAATGCCGACTAAATTTAAGCCGACGGAAAAACTCTACAACCGACGAACCGGGATCACCAAGGTTCAACACAATTATATTAAAGCCACTTCGATGAAAGACCTCCTTGCAGCAATAGAAAATCCAAACACTAAACCCAAATTAATCCATAAATATAAAAAAGAAATACAAAGGAGAGAGAAGTATGTCCTCTGAAAAGAAAAGCGAAATGACGCCCGAAAAAGCAGGGCAATATTGGTACAACCGTGGTTTCCGGGACAAAGAACTGCAACGTCGCGTAGCAGAAACTTTGGCCAAGGACGAATTGGTGGACAACAATGCCGAAGTCTGCAAAGTCTGCGATTAGAATGCCTAAGAACTATATTCTGAGTCAGACAAAGGATAAAACCTATATCCATGTCAATCAGCACAATATAAGGAAAAACAAGCGTCAGGGGACCGCGGACCCGGTTATTACCATAAAACAGGGGACCAAGAACACTTATTGTAACGAGGTAAAGATACTCGGAGAAAGCCGCCTGGTTTACAGTGGAGAGGACGAAAGACCTCTTCTTCCCTGCGGCGCTCGCGTCGTGGTCGTGACAGAAGGCCCTGTTGAGGTGCTCAGGTGACTAAAATAGACACCGGAAAACTGTCCGAACTTTATCCGGACGCCGCCAAAGAGCTTTTGGGTCTTCAAGAAGCGTTGAAATCTAAAACACTACAGCGCGAAGGGCAGCATAGTTTTTTAACCTATGTAAAACACATGTGGCCTGATTTTATTGAAGGGCGACACCACCAGATTTTTGCTGAAAAATTGGAAAAAGTGGCTCGTGGAGAGCTAAAACGCTTGATTATTAACATGCCACCACGGCACACGAAGTCTGAATTTGCCTCCACTTACTTCCCCTCGTGGGCCTTGGGCCGCGATCCGAAGTTAAAAATCATGCAAATCACGCACACCGCGGAGTTGGCCTTTCGTTTTGGACGACGAGTCAGGGACTTGATTGATTCCGAGGAATATCAAGGGGTTTTTCCGGGCGTCGCCCTGAAACCGGACTCAAAATCAGCCGGACGGTGGGAAACCAACGGCGGCGGCGAGGCGTTTTATTCGGGTATTGGCGGTGCGGTCACGGGTCGTGGTGCGGATATTCTGGTTCTCGATGACATTCACTCGGAACAAGACGCATTATCCCCAACGGCTCTGGACAATGCCTGGGAATACTACTCTTCAGGACCGAGACAACGACTGCAACCGGGGGGCTCAATCATCATTGTGATGACGCGTTGGAGCACCAAAGATTTAACCGGCAGACTGCTGAATAAACAGGCGGAAGAGCACGCCGATCAATGGGAAGTGGTGGAATTTCCAGCCATTATGCCCAGTAACGACGCCTTATGGCCCGAATACTGGACTTTGCCCGAATTGGAGGGGGTAAAAGCTTCCCTACCGGTGTCCAAATGGGAAGCCCAGTGGATGCAAAACCCCACCTCCGATGAAGGCGCAATCCTAAAACGCGAGTGGTGGAAGATTTGGGAAGAGGATCGGGTGCCCAATATGCAGTTTGTCATACAAAGTTACGACACCGCGTTTAGTAAGAAAGAAACAGCGGATTTCTCAGCCATCACGACATGGTGCGTGTTCTACCCCGAAGAGGGCGGCGAACCGAACTTATTGTTGCTCGATGCTCGCAAAGGGCGGTGGAATTTTCCGGAACTTAAAAACGAAGCCTTTGAACAATACGAGTATTGGGAACCGGACATTGTGATTATTGAAGCCAAGGCCAGTGGTATGCCGCTTACTCACGAATTGAGACAAACCGGGATACCGGTGCTCAATTATTCGCCGAACAAAGGACAGGATAAAATTGCCCGAGTCAACGCCGTTTCCCCACTTTTAGAAGCCGGAATGGTCTGGGCCCCGGACAAGCGGTGGGCTGATGAGGTGATTGAAGAGTGCGCCGCGTTTCCCTTTGGCGACCACGACGACTTGGTGGATTCGACCACACAAGCGTTAATGCGTTATCGACAAGGCGGCTTTATTGCGTTAGAATCAGATGATTTAATGGATAGCGATTATAGACCACCAAGAAAGGAATATTACTGATGTCAACCGCAGCACTAAAAGCACTACTGAAACGCGGACGCTATGACAACGACGCTATGTACGATATTTTAATGAAGTAGCAACAGAAAGGCTACACCAACCTCACCACGGCGGAAAAGGCACAATA